TAGAATCACTTATCATGCGAGCACTTGACGCAGACGGCAATCCACAGTTTAACAAAGTAGACAAACCAGAACTAATGCGTTTTGTTGATCCAAGTATCATCATGCGTGTGATGGCTGAGATGAATGATCCTGACACACAGCGCACAGTAGAGACAGGCCTGGGAAACTAAAAAGCGATACAGAACTTCAGTTCTTGTTTTATCTAGCACATGAACTGAAGTGCGGTATCGCAACAGTATTGAACTTTAGTGTTGTAGAAATACAAGCCTGGAGCGAATGGTTTCAATGGAAAGCAGAAAAAGAAAAGGCTGACGCAGAGAAGGCCAGGGCTAGAAAAAGATAAGGGTACTATGTACCCTTTTTCTTTCTTCCAGGTCGTGGAGCAATTGAGTTACTGTCAAAAGTATTTTGAGCACGAGTAGCAAAGTAAATGTTTGATAATTCATATGCACCAGTGTCACCGTTTCTACACATGCAAAGATTGTGTGCTAGGTCAGAGTTTTTGTCAACTCCATTGGCTAACCACCAAGCGTCCCATTCAGCAAAAGTTAGTTTAAATTCTATTCCTCTGCGGCCAGCATGCCATCTTTGACTGTTAAAGCGAGATCTTGCTTTTAGCCTAGTAGTGGGATTTTTGGACCAAGTCCATGTCTTATTAGTCATTGCTAAATATAACATAAAGAACAAATAAAAGCAACCAGGCTCAGACTGGTTGAATATAAGGACAATAATATGGCATCTTTTGATGTAATTGTGAAACTAGTGGACCAAACAAAAGGTTCAATGAAAAACATTGAGTCTGGGCTTAAAGGCATTCAAAATGCCGCAAGTAGAGCGCAGACTGTTCTTGCCGCTATGGTCAGCGGACAAGTAGTAAAACAACTTTATGAAACAGGCACAGCAATTGAAGCAATTGAAAAGCGACTAAAGTTCATTACCCCAGCTGGTACTGATGCCAAAGCCTTGTTCAAAGACCTAAGTGGCCTAGCCAGCAGTTTAGGTGCTGATGTTTATGACATGAGCAATGCGTTTGTAACGCTAAGAAATAATGGTCTAGCACCAACAGAAGCTAGACTGACCGCAATCACTAACATTGCCAAAGTAAGTGGAGCCAGCATTAATGATGTTGCTGACGCACTGGGTAATGTAGGTGATGCTGAGAAATTAAAAGCACTTGAGCGAGCAACAGGTGACTTGATCAAGATTGATGAAGTGCTAAATGCGTATGGAGCGAGCACAGGCAAGTTTGCAATCAAATACGCTGGACAAACTGTTCAGATTGTTAGTTCAAGTAAAGAAGCAGTTCAAGCAATTGAAAACATTGGCAACACACAACTCAAAGGTGCCGCCGCAGAATCAACCAAAACACTAAGTGGTGCGTTTGGTGAATTAAAGAATAAAATTATTGAAGCCACCAATGCGTTATTAGAAGGTGGACTTAGAGATGCCTTAATTGACATTGCTGAAAAAGCAACCAAGGCTATTGATGCTAACAAAGACTTTATTAAGAGTTTTGGTGCTGATTTGGGTCGTGCTGTTACAATTGGCGCAGACGCACTTAAACTACTTGCTGACAACTTTAGTCTGATCAAAGACGCAGTTATTACACTATTGATTGTACGTTTAGGCTCAGCCTTACTAAACTTATCTAGTGCTATTACCAACAACAGAGGTCCTATTGCGGCCTTTATTCGTAGTTTGTTTGGCATTGGTGCGGCTGCTACTGCAACAACAACAGCAGTGGCTACAACAGCGGCAACTACAACAGTATTAGGTGGTGCTATGGCAAGTGTATCAGCAGTTGGTGCTGGACTTGCGTATACATTAGGTAGAATTGTAGGAACTATTGTTGCCATTGGTGCTGGCATACTTAGATTTGTTACAGGACCAATTGCTTTGTTAACAGGTGCTTTGGTTGCCATTGAATTAGGATTCCAAAAGGCATTCAACATCAGTCCAATTGACACAATGGCTGCTGGATTAGAAAAACTAGTGACCAACAACTTCCCTAGAGTAGCCAAGTTTTTAAATGACATTGGTTCCGCAATGGGCATGGCTCCACCTCCAAGTGTGGTCAATGCACCTAAACCTATTGTAGGTGGCGGTGATGGCAAACGCATGGATGGCACACAAGATCCTAGAGTATTAGGACAGCCTGGTAGTATCGCAAGTCAGGTTAGCAATATCAATGCCGCCGCAGGCAAAGACCAAGCACCAGATAAGAGATTAAGCACAGTATTAGATGCCTTAGGTGAACTAAACAAGAAAATCTTTGATGCCAACAATGCTATCAAGGTATTAGAACCAGAACTAGCACGAGCATTGGCCGCAGGTGATGTTGTACGCTACAATCAAGTTTGGGAAGCATTAAAAGGCAATTACGAAACTATTGGCAAGGATGTGTTACCTAACTTGGGTATGGCGGCCAAGCAAGCCAGCAAGGAATTGATTGCTAGCTTAAACGCACAAGAACAAGAACTTGCTATTGCTACAGAATTATACAAAGACGCTATAACAGTTGTGCGTGAATTTGCATTAGAATTAGACAAAGAAGCACTAAGCCTAGACAAGCGTGGCACAGCCTTAACACAAGGCAACATCTTAAACAAGATATTCAACAATGAAGTTCAAGCGTCAAACAACGCTTTAACTGAAAATGCCGCAAGACTTGCCAGTGTAAGCACACAACAAGCCTTATTCAAGAACAACATTGAACAGGCTCGTATCAGCTTAGACACACAAAAACAAACGCTGGGTTTCTTGACAGCCGCATTTGCCGCTGGCAAGATTACATTAGCAGAGTACACAAAAGAATTAGGCAATTTAGATGTAGCATTACTAAATTCAGATCAAGTGTTACAACAAGCACTAGGCACAGCACAGCGTGATGTTGATATTGCAGCCACAAGATTAACAGCGTTAGAAAAACTCAATGCTGAATTTAGAGCAGGTACTGTAGCTGCCAAAGCATATCGTGTAGCGGCTGGCAACTTGGGTGGTGACACTGAAGAAATTGAACGCACAATTGGTGTGTATGGCACATTCAAAGACCGCCTGATTGAAAACAATGAGTTTATTAAGAAGTCAATCAAAGGTGCGGCAACTACATTCTCTCAAGACTTTACAAAGGCCTTTATGGAGGCTCGTAATCCCTTAGAAGCATTCCGTGACTTCTTTGGCAACATCCTAAGTGACATTGCTAACCGCATGGTCAAGCAACACCTTGCTGATCCACTTGCTGAAGCACTGACTGGCATTGCCAATGAATTAATTGGTGCCAAAGGTGATGGTAAGATGGGCCAAATCATGACAGAAGGCATGGGCGCTACGGGCGACAGCATGGTTGATATCATGAAGTCTGCTGGTAGTAAACTAATGGATGTTATGGGTGTATCAGCAGATGGCATTAGTGATATTTTCTCTGGCATGAGCGACAGTTTAGGTGACATGTTCTCTGGCTTGTTTGATTGGATCATGGATGGCATTGGCTCAATTGGATCCAGCATGGGTGGCTTAGGTGGCGGGGGTGACATGTTTGGTGGCATCATTAGTAGCATTGGTTCATTCTTAGGCTTTGCTGATGGTGGTCGTCCTCCAGTAGGTGAAGTCAGTTTGGTAGGCGAGCGTGGTCCTGAATTGTTTGTTCCAGATTCTGGCGGCACAGTTGTACCTAATGACAGCATGGGTGGCAGCAATGACGCACTTGTTGTTAATTTTAACCTAAACGCAATTGACACCATGACTGGCACACAGTTCTTATTACAGAACAAACCTGCTATCGTTAGCATGGTTGGTGAAGCATATAACAAACGCGGCCGCCGTGGCCCGCTAGATTAAATAAAGGACTAAGGACAACAAATGATTCCAACAACTTATAAAACTGAAGCAGAAGCCAAGGTGATTCGCACTACGCATACAGAAGGTAGTAAATCACTGGACAACATGTATTACACTGGGACTGCTTACACTAACCCATCCCTGGCGGGTGTTATTAGCTCTGAAGGCTTATACCGTATTCAAAATACAAATTTAACTGGTGTAACTTCAGTTATTGATATTACTGTTAGTGGTAATTTTACAGCAGATGATGCGGCTTACATTACTGGTATGCGTGATCGCATTACTGAAAGCATTACAAATTTTTATGCTAGCAAACCTAACCTAAGTCCATTTAACGCAAATAACAAGCAAGCAGGCCAAAGCGATGCCAATGTGCGTGATAACTTTTTGCAAGCCATATTTAGATATGACGCACGTTATGGTCAGCGTATGCGATTAAGTGAAACAGAAGTAATTGAGTTCAATGATACTGGCTCATACCAACTGCCAAACCGCACAGCGTTTCTAAAAAATCCTTACATTGAAGCAACCTTGCGACTACATGGCGTAGCTGATATTGTTAGCATTGACGACACTGGTGTAGGTGGTGCATATCGTGTTACAACCAGCACACATCACGGACTATATGATGGTATGTTAGTTGCAAAGAATTTTTCTCTAACACCAACAACACCAACTACACTACATCAAGCAAGAACAGTAACCAGTTTAACACAAGACTTTACTACAGCAGACAGCGCACCCGCCAACAGTTATTACACAACCAGTGCTAATCATAATTTTATTACTGGGCAAAAGTTTATACCAGGTAGCAGTGATTTAGGTGTTACGGGTTTAGACCCTTCTGATACCTTTATTGGATATCAACGAGACCGTTATATAAAAGTCATCAACGATACTACATTTGAACTACACAGAAACTTGGATTGCAATGATAGAATTGAAGCAGGTTTTTATGCTGGTGAGTTAACTTTTAGCCAACCAGACCCAGCCAGCAACACTGCAATGACAGTTTCAGGTGGAACCTTACAAACCATTGACGGTGCACCTGTAATCTTTACAGCAGTTACTTCCAGCACATTAGCAGTTTTTCAACGTGATGTTATCAGCTCAGTTGATACACTTACTGGTGTTTGGACAACTACTGCCACTATCAATAACGGCATTTTAGATGGTATGATGGCTGATCTAAGAGGTTTTACTGGCACTGATTGGGATGGAGTAGATTTTTATAACTATCCACTATACTTTAAGAAAGTATCAACAAACACATTCACTTTACACACAAGCCCAACTACATTAGATTCTACAACATTATGGACACCTGGAACAACATCTAATACTGATGTTGAATCTATTACATTTTCTGGTGGCTGGAATGTTACTTTTAACAGACCTCATGGTCTGTTAAGTGGACAAGATTTTAGATTCAAAGGTGTTGGTGCAGAGTTTGGTGGACAAAGTATTTCGTCTTACACTTATGCTGGTAATAACAGTGCCAACAACTATTGGACATTGCCAACCACTAGTGATCACATACAAGATGGTTCTAGAATTATTATCAGCACCAATACTTCAACAGGTGCAGGCACTACATTTGATATTGCTACAACGCAAGTTACAGTCCCGCAAAACGGCTTGTATGTAAAACGTCGTGGTGCGGCTGGCAGCAAGCAAGTTCAATTGTTTACTGATTCTAGTATGACTACACAATGGCAACCATACACTACTGTAGGCACTCACACAGTTGAAGCAAATACATTCTTGGCCAACATTTACTTTGCTGGTATCACAGGCGCACAGGGCCTTACAATCAAACTATACAAGGATCCTGGATTAACAGTATTATGGAATCCAAACGATGGTTATGGTGCAGTATCAGAAATCTACAGCGGGGCCAACGGCAGTATTACGGGAACTGATATTGTAACAACATACAGTAGCCCTGGCGCAGGTTATCTACAGCCCATGTTCTTTACTAAAACAACCAGCTACACTGGATTTGAATTGTATAGAGATAAAGGACTAACTTTACCTTACATTGCTTATAATGGTGCAGTCAATGGCGTTGATGTCAACTGTGTAATGCGTATGAATTCTACTTCGCACTATATGAGTTGGGTTGATACTGGCAACAGCACCAATGTCAATGTCATCAACTTTACTGCTAACCCTACACTATTCCCAGCAGTGTTTGTTAAATCTATTTCAGAAACAGTATTTGATCTTTATGTGAATAGTGGTTTATCAATTCCATACAACACACCAGCTATTGGCACAACAGGTGTAGGTGGTGGACTAGATGCCGCACAGTTCCAACAAAACGGCAACTTTAGATTTGATAAAATCATTTGTCGCAACATTGGCTTGCTAACTTACTACTACAACAACTATAATACAGGCCAGACATTGGTTAATGCAACCCAATCAGGCACATTTTATCCAGCACACTACCAAAGCAATTTGGTATTCAACTTTGATGGGCAAGCCTTGAATTGGCCAGACATGACAATCTATGAGTATGCAAATACCAACGCAGGAACATATTATGGACACTTACGACCAACCAAAGCAGGTTCAAGTGATGCAGGTAACACAGGTCGTGTGGGTGTTGATGCGACTATTTGGGGTGTTACACAAGGCTCACCTGTAGTGTATAGATTGAGCCAACCAGGTCGTTTTACTACTCAAGCCTCAATGATTCTAGGACTTAAAGAAGTTGACGATGTTGGCACATATACAGAAGATCCTCTAGACTTTAACGGCGCACAGTGGGATCAAGGCAAGGAGGGACAACCATATCGTGATTGGCCGCAGACTGTTCAACCAGTAAGTTTAACATGGACCATTGAGCAACCAACGCAAGTGTTGGAAACTATTAACTTGAATCGCTACTCACGCACACGCGATATTAGCCAATACAGACTCAAGTTAACATATCCACCAATGACAAAGAGTCAGTTGCAAGAATACATCAGTGTTATACATGCGGCTGGTGGTGCTTACAAGCCATTTAGGTTTTGGTTTCCGCGCAACAACAACATCCCTATGACAGTAAGTATGACAAACAAAAGCACACAAATGCCTACTAATTTCTTTGTTAGAGAAGCATTAAGTGCTGGCACTAAGATTATCAAAGTTGATGGCTTGCCACAAAACAAAACACAAAACGATCCAGCAATGTTTGCTGGTAGTGGATGCAATATGCGTATTCACAATGGTATGGGTAGCATGATGGTGCCTATTCATAATGTTCGCACAAACGAGTATGGTGAAGCAAACATTCGCATCAACAATGGTATCCCAGCAAACATTGCCATTGGCAATTGGATGGACAGTTACATCAACTACCTAGATGTGTTTTTGGATGGCAACTCACTTGACATCAAGGTAGATACACGTGGCTTCCATACTATGGAAGTGGACATGGTTACTAAGAGAGTGTTTTAATGGCAAATAGAAACTTAACAGCAAATCAAATCACAGCCAACAACTTACAGAACGCCAAGTTCTTTGAGTTGTTGTATATCCGTGTGCGTGACACAGGCTCCAGCACATTTGAACATACTTTTATTAGCAATGCTCCTTATGACATTACAGTAGACACTTCAGTGCCCAGCATGGGCATTGACGATGGTAATGGCAATCCTTTAGGCGTGCAAACATTTACAGCACTGGGTCCATTTTTACAGTTTGGTAATGTGGACGAAAGTGCTGACTTTCAAATCAACTCAGTGACAGTTACACTAGGTGGTGTGCGTGATGGAGATCTAGCACTATTCTTAGACAATCAATATTTGGATCAGCCCATTAAACTATTCCGTGTTTGGTATACTGGTGATGGTGCAATGATTGATAATCCAGTTATGATTTTTGATGGACGCATTGACAAGCCAGTTATCAGCGATGATCCAGACAATGGTATCACAATTGGTTGTGCGGCAAGTAGTCAATGGGTTGATTATGAACGCAGAGCAGGGCGTCATACCAATCCCAGTGAGCAAGTGTTTTTCTTCCCTGGGGATACAGGCTTTAAGTTTGCCAACATTGCCATTAAAGACTTAAAGTGGGGCGGCAGTTGATAAATCAAGTGCTACTAAGAACTGCCAACTTCTTGGTGACAAGAGCCAATAAGAGTTGGGCTTGGGGTGAGTGGGACTGTAATTTGTTTATCACTGAATATCTTGATCACTTGGATGGTGGTAATCGTAGTAGCAATATTCGCAACAAGTATCATGACTTGCGTAGTGCAATTCGCTTTCAAAAAACAATACCATCAGCACCAGATTGGATTGCACAGCAAGGTCATCGCATAATTACTACTAGTGAACTACAAAATTATGACATTGTGCTAGAACCAGAATTAGGGTATTGGCATGCAGGTTTAGTGTTCAACAAACAAATATGGTCAGTAGAAATTGATCGTGGAACAGTTGTTAGGCCAGTAACAGCACAAGAATATATGATAGGAAGACAACATGGGTAAAAAAGCATTTGGTGCTATTATTGCTATTGCGGCAATTGCATTTGCGGGACCATTAGCAACAGCACTTGGATTTGGTTCAAGTGGCTTGGGATTCTTAATGGCACGCACAGTCATTGCTATGGGCATTCAAGCACTAGGCTCAAGCGTATTGGGTCTAAACAAACGAGATGGGGGCAATGGCACTGGCGTAAGTCAAAGCGGCATTATGGCCAACGAAGCCTCTGGCATTGCACAAATCCCAATCATTTATGGTCGTCGTAAATTAGGTGCAAGACGAGTTTACCTAAATGTCAAAGACAAAACTTACTTGCACATGGTCATGGCTGTAAGTGAAGGTGAGATTGGACGTATACGCAAAGTGTATTTCAATGATAGTTTAGCTATTGATATGACAGTAGGATCACATACTAATTCAGGAACACAAAATACAGAAACAGCAGGTATAGGTGAAGTTGTAGAAGGCACTGATGATCGTATCACTGAAAAGTATCGTAGTCACCTGCGCTTTGAATATAGACTAGGCACTGAGGATCAGTCAGCATTTAAACATTTGAATACTAATTTTAGTGAGTGGGCGTATGTTGGCACTGATGGTAAAGGTTCAGGATCAGCACAATGTAAAGGTGTTGCACTTGTTTATTTTGTATTCAAATTCAATTCAGATGTTTACAACTCAGTGCCTAACGTTACATTAGAAATTGATGGCAAGAAGATTGCTCGTGTAGACAGTTTATCTACAAAGTATAGTGTTGCATATCGTAGCACTGACCCAGGCGAAATTGTTTATACAGAACCAGCGGCTCCTTTCAAAGATAGCTGGGGTGCAAACCCTGCTGATGTAGTCTACGATTACCTTACAAATTCGCGTTTTGGAAAAGGCATTGCGGCAAGTCACATCAACATTGCTAGTTTTATTGATGCTAGACGCTACACCAAGCGAACAGTTAATACTAGTTTTGGTGGTGTGTCAGAAGATTATGTGCGTTACATGATTAATGGGCACTGCGAACCAGATGATACAATGTATAACAACATCAAGCGTATCCTAAGTTGCTTCCAAGGCTACTTGGTTTTCTCTAATGGACAATACTATTTGAAACTCAACAAAGAAGTAGTTGACCCAGTTACAGGCATTGAGTATCCACACACAGTAGGTGGCAATCCTGTTGATCCACAAACAGATCAAACACTACTTGACAGCTTGTTTCAATTCAACGAAAGCAACATGATTGGCAAGTATGATGTGCAGTTAGCCAGCAAAGCAAATCGTTTTAACAGAATGAAATTGACCTACTACGATGAGCGCAGTGATTACAACCCCAGCATTGAATACTATGACAGTCCTGCTTACAGATCGCGTGATAATGACCAAGTGTTTGAGCGTGAAGTTGAATTACCAATGGTCACTGATCAACGTAATGCGCTAACACTTGCAGGCATTATCTTAAATCAAAGTCGTAACCAAACAGCCATTAACTTTCAAGCAGTTTACTCAGCACTACAAGTTGAAGTAGGTGATGTTGTTTGTATCAGTATTGAAAACATGGGCTGGACACAAAAACTGTTCCGTGTAATGAGCATGGCTATTAACTTAGATGGCACCATTGACATTACTGCAACTGAATATCAGCATGACGGATATTTGATAACCACTCTACCAGAACGCACTCAACCAGGTGTTGTAGTATTACCAGACTTTAATGTGGTGTCCGCCCCAACTGCTTTAACAACAGCCACTAGAGTTGTGTCAGCACCAGATGGCAGCAAGCAGGTGTTTATTGACAGCTCATGGACTGCCCCCACAGGCGATGGTACAATTAAAGAATATGAAGTGCAAGTTACTGCCACTGGTTATGAAAACTACGCAAGAACAGCCACTACTTCAATCTCATTTGGTCCACTACCAAATGGAACATACACAGTAAAAGTAAGAGCAGTCAATGCGTATGGCTCTTATTCCCCATACCTAACTTAAGGATCGCACATGGCAGTCGTAACAATTACAGACACAACAGTAGATGGATCAGGTACAGCACCAGATGCTCCTACCAGTTTAACAACAGAAAAAGAATGGGACGGTGTTCGCTTACACTGGACTAACCCCTCACAACGAGATGTAGATTACATTGAGATTTGGCGTGCCACTGTCAATAACCGTGCCTCTGCCACAATGGTTGCACAGGTCAAGGGCAATGACTACATGGACCATAGTCTTGAAACAGGCACAAGATATTACTGGATTCGTGCTACATCAACAACTGGGTTACCAGGCGCTTATCATCCCACAAGTGCAACGGCAGGTGTGTCTGGTATTCCAGAACAAGTTGCTATTACCAGTGCGGCTGATAAGGATGTGTTGCAGTATGACAGTGCCACAAGTTCATGGGTCAATAGCCCAGGACTTCGTGCCAACACACGCCTACTAGGCGAAATGCAAGCCACGGGCAATACCAGCTATGTGTTTCCAACAGCAACATTGACCACTATCACTGACAACAATGGTTACAGTGCAGTATCAAGTTTTGCACCCAACACTCTTGGTTTTGGTGCTAATGCTGCCTACACACACTATTATGGTGATACATTAAGCGCACAAAACTCAGCAGCCGCTTTAAACTACAGAGCCGCTGAAGGCAATTCAGTCACTGGCGTAAATCTTCCTTGGACAGGCACCACGAGTGTAGCACCAAGTGCTATTCAGAGTGGTATAGTTTTAGGCACCATCAACTATAACGGTTATGCTACCACAGGCTTCAGCAATGACATTGCCACACAATATCAAGGTGGTGGTACAGGCACCAGCCATATTATACAATATCAAGGTTATGCGGCTGAAAACTTGGCTGACGGCACACTAACAATAAGCAGTGCCAACATCACTGGTATAAGCAGTTTCCGTGCTCCAATTGTCAATTTACAAGTCACAGGAACCAAAGGACAAGTATCCTTTAATACAACAACTCCAGCCATTGGACAAGCTATTAGAATGTTGGGTACTTTAACAGGAACCGCAACTGGTATTGCTGGTGGTCAAGATTACTACATCATTGCCACCAATGGATCAACAACAGCGACCTTAAGTGCAACTCCTGGTGGCCTTCCAATTACTACCACCCCAGGTAATTCAACAGGTTTAACTATCACACGATGTGCTGTGACACTTACTTTGAGTGGTCAAACATCATTCCCGTTTGGACGCAATGCCCTGGTCACAGTTTCAGGTATTACCAACATTCCCAATGGAACATATCCAGTGGGTGGTATCACTACTCTCACTAGCTTGGTCCTGGGCATCCCCCACAGTTTGCCAGCGCCTGCATTAAGTGGTACACAGCAGTTGAGTTGTCCAACTGTAACTAATGCGGCTGGTGGTGTAAGGATTCGTGCTGTTCCTGTAGGTGTTCCATTAAACCCACAAAACCGTTTGAACATTGTTGATCACACAGCAGCCACAGCTACATATCGTGCAGACACATTTGTCATTGCTGGCGGTGCGTATGCTAACACAGGCACCACAAGAGCCACCATTGATGCCAATAAAGCCGCGTTTGCTGTTCCTGTAGCAGTGCCAGCATATACTGCAACTGCATTAAATGCAATCACAGGTGCAGTTGGTTGGACTGCCGCAGTTTCAGATTCAGGTGGTAAGTTGGCATACTGGGACACCACAAACGCTCGTTGGAGTTTTGTGTTTGACAACTCAGCGGTCTAACCCAGGTAGTCCATAACACATAACTACGGTTATGAGTAAAGAAAATACATGGATTAACACTCGCACACGAGTCATGTCTGGAGTAAACCAACCCCCTGGTTCGCCTAGAGCCTGGGTGTTGCGTGCCTTAGACAGTGCCGCACATGAAGTAACACAGGGCTTGGTGCGACCAAAACTAATCAGTGTTGCGGCCATTTGGACAAGACCCTGCACCACAGTTGACTTGCCTTACACCAGTTTGATAAGATTCTTTGATATGCAAATTAACCAACGCAACAACAAGTGGGTACCAAAGCCCGCCATGACACCTTGTATTGGCATTGCATGGCAAGTGCCTATGGAAGCAGTGTTGCCTGCTGTTAGACAACTGATGGCATCAGATGCTTTCAAGGTTTGGTGGTGTACCCCAGAACGAGAAGTGGTTGCAGAACGACCAAACCTAACAGGCCTACAGACCAGAGTCAAGTTAGACCATGGCGAACTGTTTGAGTGTTTTGATCGTGGTGTCCGCCCACATACTTTAGCACACGAACGCGGCCTAAGTCCCAATGCTGTGCGTTATGTTTTTCAGAAATGGAAAGCGGCTAGAGGCGTTGATCAGTAGTTGCGGTAACTTCTACAGGTCATAAAAAAAGCACACTTGCGTGTGCTTTGTTGTTTTAGGTAACTTATACAAACTCCCAGTACCAACCTGTGGTGCTGTTGTGGTCGCCTTGGTGGTGTCCTACAAACGGAGCCCAACGAGGGAACTTTTGTGCGTATATGTCCCCACGGATGCCTTTGAGTTTTGCACGCACACGGTCTTCTGTAGTTTTAACAAACACCTCAACACTGGGGTCCTGTTTTAAGTAAACGCGAATAGTCTTTGCTGTCATGTTGTGCTCCTATTAGTGTGCCACTGCGTTGATGTTGTCTAAGTCATGTGCGTCTGCAATAGAGATTGCTTCTGCTAATGCAACTTTATAACGACGGTCATACACTTTCTTAGGCAACTTTGTAAAAATAAAGTTGTCTGCGTCCTTGGGGTCTTGCACCATACAGCCATGTTTAACCATACACAATAACAAGATGTCTGTAAGTTCTGTTGCAGTTTTGCTAGCCATTTTAAGTCCTCTTAAAAGTTGATGATGATATACACACTATTTGCTGTGTATGTGTTTATTATACTGCAGGATGCCAAAACGGTCAACCGTTTTGTTACGCTGTAGATGTTGTATTTTTACAACGGTAACTATTGGTATAGTAGCCACTAACTTAATGCACTATTTTAGTGCCCAAAATGTTGGTAAATGCTTACTAACTTAATGCACTATTTTAGTGCCCAAAATGTTGGTAAATGCTTACTAACTTAATGCACTATTTTAGTGCCCAAAATGTTGGTAAATGCTTACTAACTTAATGCACTATTTTAGTGCATTTTGGTGTTGCTAAAATACAACAAAAAACTTGCAAAAAACACTTGACCAAAACACCCAACTTATGTACAATTACAGCATACACAGTAAAAAGCACGCCGCAAAATACGCTGTGTATGTTTTTAAACTTTATAGGGACTAAAATGGCTACATTAAAAGTAAACTTTGTGTTTACAACTGACTTTACAGAAACAGGCAACAACTTTGCAGTTTCTGCTAACTTAAAACAAGCATTAGAATTATTAGATGCTTACAACATACAACGCAGTTCTGCGGGACGCCAACATAGTGCTAGTTTTGAAGTTTACATTGAAGCCAACGCAAAACAAACTACACAAGTTGTTGTAGATGTGCTTAACACATTTATTAACAATGTAGATGCTTACAATGTTACGCTAGAAACTACGCACAACATTTTTAACACTAAAAAAGTACCAGCTTAAACTTTATAGGGACTATTATGCAAGCACAAACTTTACACACTTTTTTAACTAACAAAGCAGTTGCAGGTCGCTTTACAGACATTAGCGATCTGCGTACACACTACAAGCAAAACTACGACATGTGGCTATCTGTAAGTGTTAACGAATACTATGCTTACTTACAAGACAACTTCCCTGCTATGACGCTAGCACAAGTTACTAACTTAAACGCCAACAACGCCTAAGTTAGCAAACATTAACAAAAAGCACACAGCAATGTGTGCTTTTTAGTTTAACATTTTAGAAGTTACCATGATCACAATAAATTTAAACAAACAAGAACGCACCATGTTGCATTTGTTTATACGCAACAATTATAGAGATATTGGTGCTATTAGGTTTGCTAATTTGAGACCAGTAATACAAAGTTACCTCAGTGACAGAAACACAGGTCTGTGCTATTGTAATTTAAAAGACAATGCGTTTAATGTACTGTATTGGGACAAAGAGTTAGAATTTTTAAAATTACTAGAGCATGGCCAGTAAGCACTAACAAAAGCACACAGCAATGTGTGCTTTTTTGTGATCTGTAGAAGTTACCGCAGTCAACAAAAAACCCGCCTTGGAGTAGGTGATCAAGCCTACAAGCGGGTTTCTGCGGATCAAGAGTGTGTAGAAATGGCTGTAACTACACACAAGGCTTCAATTGGAATACAACTAACAACGGAGTATATGCTTGATCCTGCCCACTGTCATTGCAACAGCGTCTACAAATATTTAGTAACGAAAAAGACTAGAAGTTACCAAAATCTGCGTTTTTTGCACTATAACGGTAGACTAGTTGACTTATAGTGTAAATATGTGTACAATACAACAATACCCACTAGAACTAATCTAGTGAATTACGAACACTAAGTTCAATTTAAAAGGAGACTATATGTCAACAACTTCAACCTCGCAGACCTTCATCAAAGACTGGGTCAACACAATGAG